GGTAAACTCCGCAGCGTGTTCAGCTGTGGTCTTTTCCGATTTTAAGTACTCGTCGACAATATAAAAGCAATCGCGGTTCCAATCGTAAACGATAGCGCAATAAGCAGTAGCGTCTCGGTAACCAGGGTCGCATCCAGCAAACGCTTCACCTTTAATATCTTCTGGAATTTCAACAACATCTGTGTCCTGTAATGTATAAATCTGACCCTCAAATACAGTAAATGAGGCTAAATATTCTTGTTCGAACTCGGCTTTTGACATTGAGCGGCGTGCTTCAGCAACATCCGATTCAGCCATGCGAGTATTTTCTGTGTAATCGGCTTGTAGGCTAATCCACTCGGGGAAATTGGGATCAAATCCACGATTCCAAAATTGCGAAAACCAGTTGTTACGACCACGAGGTGTGGAGATAAAAATGGCTTTTGCTTGGGGCTTGTCTAGTGTAGGTCGTAGTGCAACATTAAAAGCTGCTTCACCGCCTTCGCCTAGTGCGGCCTCGTCAAATATAATTAAATCATACGATCTACCAACAGTACTATCAACGGTACTAAGAGAACCCATACGAATGGTACTACCGTTACTGAGTTCGATAATTTTGTCTTTGAGGTTGTCACGTGCGACTTCGAGGTCGAAGTGCTTGATAAGTTTGCGTTGGAGTTCAAAGGATATACTAGATAAGTTATAGTTAGGTGAAATGATTAATACATTGCTGCCAGGTACTAGGGTAACTAGCTGACCAATAATATTGGCAATGTAAGTTTTACCTAGTCGACGTGCTAGTGCAGCACAAATAAAACGGTACTTGGGATCGTTGACTGCGTTTATGAGTGCAATCTGTGGGCGATTGATTGTATCGTATACATCCAACAGCTTTAGGTAATTTGTTATGGGTAGCTTAATAAACCTCTGTTGAGGATCAATTTCTTGTATAACATCGACATTAATGTCGGGACGACTGACTACTAACATTAATGCTTTCCTGATGCAAGTACAATCTTGCAAATGTGTTCTAGGCGTTCTATGTGTTCGTAAGCACGCCAAGGTGATGTATCTATGGCAACTACTCCGTGACCAGTAATTCCAACAATATCATAACTAAGATAGCCACGAGTATCCAGTCCCAGGTTTTCATGACAACAGTCCGCTAGTTCTTGTGATATAGGAGGTACTTCGCCAACATTAGGTGCTACCCTAGTATAACGATTGAGTTCTGGAAAACTATCTGATATGGTCGATAGTTCAATGCCAGCATGCATAGCTGCAATGCAATAAGTAGGATGCACATGTAACACAACTCGTACATCGTCAGGAATTTTTTTCAGTAGTCCAAAGTGCAGCGGCAACTCACCTGAAGGCTTTAGATTAGAACTAATATCTGTATACTTTAGTTCTGTTGCGTATAAGCCATAACCAGTGGATCTAATACCCATCTTTTTGAACTGATCTGGTTGCAGAGTTTGCTTACGAACACCTGTAGGTGTAACATAGAAGTGATCTCGATCTTGATGACGTATTGAGGCATTACCATCACGCGATGTAATCCAATTACGCTTATAAGCATCTGTCATCACTTCACAAATTGTTTCTAACATCAGTATCCTTTATTAATATAAAACCTAAACGATCTCCACACTCACTAGCGTAGAATTCGTCTTGCCATACGGGTACAATAGTTTGGGCAGTATGGTTTGCAAAGTCGTCGTTGTAACGGAAGTGTACTTCTATTACCTTATCACCAATAACCTCAACATTAAACCAAGGATACTTGTCTGCTACTGTTTGCAGTATTGGCGGTAGTTCAAAAATGTCTTGAACACGACACCAGTGTGAAAATCTGTCTAGGCGATGTGGATTGTTTTTAAATCCTTCAACTGCTAGTGTTTGCTTGCCGTAGTTGTAGTCAAAACTCAAGTGTCTGCCTGTAAACACCTCACACCAAAAATACCCGTCAGGAATTGAGTCGCGATCCAAGTATTCTACAGTAGCACCTACGCCCATCATTTTTAGGTTTGTTATTGGGCGTACTATGTATTTACCTGGTTTAGGGGCTATTCCTGCTGGGCCGCAGTAGTATCCTAGTCGTTTAGCTAAAATTAGTTTATCAGCACACCAAAGGTCTTCGGGGTTGATTTTGTCGTATACATCCGCATCTCCAATTTGTGGTAGCATTTTAACTCCAGTACTTTGAAGAGTCTAAGTTATCCCAATAAGCTTTGTTGTTGCGATTCCAGAAATTCTTGACTAAGTACTTTGACATACCAAAATAACCCATTTTGCGAAACCTACGTGAGTCTTGTCCAAAGTAGTGATTAAGTAACTTAAACTTGTTAACACTATACTTGCGACTCAGGAAGTAATCTTCGCTAGTAGCGAACTGTTCAGGGAATCCACCTAGTTCTTGAAACTTGTCACGGCGCGTTAACATAAACGCACCTACTGCAAATGGACTAAAATACTTTAGTATGTTGTTTATTACATTAAATATTGCGAAACCAAGCTGTGCTCGTCGATCACTATCATAACACTTAACATTTAATCCAACTAAGTCTAAGTTTTCGGCTTCTAGTGCATTGACTGCGTCGTGGATAACTGTGGGTTTAAAGAAACGCACATCTGCGTCAATAAATAAAATATAAGGAGTTGTTGCTAATTGAGCTCCACGGTTCTTTGCTAATGAAACGGGCCCACCTTCAATAACTTCAATGTTAAGCCTTGGTCGATATAAGTCTATTACGCTACGAGTTTTGTCCGTAGAGCAATCAGCAATAATAATCTTAGTAAATCCGACTTCTTGAGTTATTAGGTTATCTAGTAAGTGGGCTATATAGTTTTCCTCATTTTTCGAGGGTACTACTATTGTTATCTTCTCGCTTAGGTTCATCACTACTCCTTGTCCATGTTACGATTTCCCAACGTCCATCGTGATGTTCTACAAGTGCAGTACATGACTCCACCCAGTCTCCGTCATTCATGTACATCACACCATCAATCTCTTTAATTTCTGCATGATGTATATGTCCACATATTACTCCGTCATATCCTCGTTTTTTACAGTAACCAGCTAGATTCTGCTCAAACTTAAACATAAAGTCTACGGCTTTTTTGACTTTGTGCTTAAGGAACTTGCTAAGGCTAAAGTACCCAAAACCCATGCGACGACGTATCCAATTATATTTAGAGTTGAGTGATAAAACGAAGTCATATGCTTTGTCTCCTAAAAATGCTATCCAAGGCGCTAAACGAGTAATCCCGTCAAATAAGTCACCGTGTGTTACTAAGTAGTGTTTACCATCAGCACCTATGTGCTCGATTTGATTATGTATTTCAACTAGTCCGAAACTAAAGCCGTATGGTATCATAGGTCTTAAGAACTCATCATGATTACCTGCTATGTAAACAACTCGTGTACCTCGTTTAGCATGACCTAGTACACGTCTGACTACTGAAGTATGTGATTGTTTCCAACGCCACTTGTTTTGTTGAATTCGCCAAGCGTCAATGATATCACCAACTAAATAAAGTGTTTTACAAGTGTTGTGTTTTAAAAAGTTGTTGAGTCGGTCTGCTTGTGAGTCACGAGTGCCTAAGTGTACATCGCTAATAAATATTGAGCGATATGTGGTAGGCAACATTAAACACCTTCGCCAGTAATTAAACGCTGCACTAGTTGTGAATACTTTGATCCATCTAGCGCGTCATTGATTTGAACATTAACTTGTTTTTGTGGGCCAACAGCTTGTTGCGCTTTGGCTAGTTGTATTTCACGATCCATTAAGTCCATGGACATTTTATGTGACATTTGTAGTAATTCAGCAATATCTTTGGTGCTACCAGTTTGTGATTCTTCAAGCTCCGAAAACTTCTGCTTAATTAGTGCATCCATAGCACGTCGCATAAGAAAACGGTTGTTGTAACCTGAATCGAAGAATACTGAATCAATATATGATTTTACTTCACGTTTAGCTAATAAGCTAGTTACTACTTCGGGATCTAAATCTAATTCTTGGGCGACAGCGCGTGCATCATTAAGTTGCAGGTAGGCATTGGCAACTTCTAGTGCTTCGGGGCTGATGCGTACAGTTTCTGCAGGTAAATGAGTGGTCATAATTGTGTCCTTTTGTGTTGATTATACCAGTTTAGCAGTATTTTAGCAAGTGTGGATTTTGGCACCTTAGGGTGTTTGGAAATTTCCCTTAAATAGGCCGTGTCGGGGGGCGCATAGGCGGGGGGGTATATTGTAGTCTCTTAACCGCCCTCTGTCAATAGGTGTATATCCCTATGTTGTATTTCAACACACTTGATCTTTGGTAGGTTAGTCGTGTATAATAGAATACATGATGACAAGGAACACTATGAAATTAATAACAGAATTTTTACAAGCTAGCTTGTTTGTTGCAGTAACCTTTTCACCATTGTGGATATGGCTTGCGTTAATGAAACCCCTGTGATATAATAGATTTTTAAGGAGAAAAGAAGATGACTACGAAAACTGTGAATTACACGCCCGAGCAAACTGCTCGAATGGTTGCTGACTATCAAGCAGGCACTAGCGTTGAAATGATTGCTGAGACATTCGGCAAAACTGTTCGCTCTGTTGTTGCCAAATTGAGCCGTGAAAAGGTTTATGTTGCTAAGGCATACAAAACAAAATCTGGCGAGACACCGATTAAAAAAGATGTTCACGCTGATTTTATTGGTGATGCATTGGGCTTGACAGAAGCCGATACAGAATCACTCACTAAAGCAAATAAAATTGCTTTGATGAAAATTGCTGATTTTATCAAGGCTGAAAAGACCTGATAACTAATAGGGGCTTTTGCCCCTATCTTGATTTTATTTGATATAATAGACTTATGAAAAATTTTGAAATTGTTGAAAGCTACTTAGCTAAGAAGTACCCTAATAAACCTTATGCTATCCGTGAGGGTAATGATTGCGTTTGGGTTTCGATGGGTTTGGTTGAAATGTACTTTATTGTAAACAATAATGTAATCACAGATATACAGGTTGACTAATGACAAATACTGAAATATTTTATGTATGCATGGGCGTATTAGTTTTTGTGTGGGTTAAAGTTGCACTATTGCTTTGGCTAGATAAATGAATACTTTTGTTTGCTAACAGATTTGAATACTCAGGTATTCAGGTCTGCGCCGCAACGAAGTAAGCACTCACTTCGGTTTGCGCCAAAATTATACCATAATTTTGCATCCCCTGTCAATAGGTGTAAACACCTATGTTGTATTTTTGCACACATGGTTTTTAGGCGGTTTTGTGTGTATAATGGGGCAATAACAGAAAAGGATTACAAAATGGCTAAAATTAAAAAGGTTTCAATCTATGACATGGATGGGACAATCGTTTGTTCTTTGCATAGGTATCGCACAATCGTAGATGAAAATGGCGAGAGAATAGATTTAAATTATTGGAGAGAAAATCAAGATTTAGCCTTGAATGATTCTCTTTTGCCATTAGCAGAACAATATAAAAAGGATTTAAAAGATGAATCGTGTTATGTCATTATTGCTACTGCCCGTGTTCTTAATACCCCTGATTATACATTTATTAATCAGGTATTGGGTGAACCTGATTATATTATTTCAAGACCTGAGAATTCTAATATCTCAGGTGCTACATTAAAAATTAATGGTTTGGCTAAATTCTTTAATTTGATTACATTTAAAGATGCTGAATTTACATTTTATGAAGATAATGTAACTTATCTAAAAGCGGTTTGTGACAGATTTAATATAAGGGGTGTATATGTACCAAGTAAACAAGGGCATTAATATTGATTATGCCGAAACATTAATTAAAGATTTTTTAGCCGAAGGCTTAAATCTTTATGATATATCGGAAATAATGCAAATGCCATTAAGACAGATTTTAGATATATTAACTAAGAGAATACATTAATGATTAATGATCCAAAATTTCATTATAGATTTGATGGGGGTACTCGCTACCCTTACAATTATTTTAATAATCGGGATTATCAAATAGGTTTTGATGCTCGCTCACTAGGTGAGCCACTAGACAAGGCACAATCGGAAGCATGGCAAATGGGCTGGCATGGTTGGGCGAATATCATGGACAAAAGCGAATCGGCACAACCATATTTTTGAATACTCAGGTTTGCAGAAAAAATTGAATACTCAGGTATTCAATTTTGCGCCAATTATACTAGTATAATTGAGCCCGTGTCAAGTTTTTTCGTATAACTTATTTTTTGTGTGTGATTAAAATACCACACCAATTATTTAAAATTTATGGTAAGATGCAGGTCTACTAACTGAAAGCACACATGGCTAAAAAGCAATACTTTTGTATTCTAGACACAGAAACCACAATGGGCGATACTGTTGCCGATTTTGCAATGATTATCTGTGATCGTGAAGGTAATATATATAATCAATGCGCTGTTTTAGTTAATGGGCATTATAATACAATGGAATTATTCCATGATAAAAAGGCTAATGATATTTGGGGTTATGAGGGATTAATTAAACGCAAAATGGGTTATATTGCCATGTTAGATAATGGCATTAGAATGATCGCATCAGTTAATGCTATTAATAAATGGATTAATCAGGCAATCGGTAAATATAATCCTACATTAACCGCATATAATCTGCCTTTTGATATTAATAAATGCACTAATACTGGCATTGATTTATCAGGGTTTAATAGTAAGTTTTGTTTATGGCAAGCCTCTGTTGGTAATATCTGCAAAACCAAAAAATATAAACAATTCTGTTTAGATAATCATGGTTTTAATAATGTTACTAAACATGGTAATATGACTTTCAAAACTAATGCGGAAATGGTTTGTGGTTATATCAATAATAATTTTATTATTGAGCCACATACTGCATTAGAAGATGCAAGGGATTTTGAATTACCTATTCTCACGCACATAATCAAAAAGCGTAATTGGCAAGATAATATTATTCCTTATGATTGGAATAAGTTTCAAGTAAGAGATAATTTTAAGGCATAATATGTTAGATAATATTGGTTGGATTGGTTCTATTCTTTTGGCATTTTGTGGATTACCACAGGCAATAGAATCATATAAAACAAAATCCTCTGAGGGATTAACTTGGGGATTTATTTCGATGTGGTTTATTGGCGAAGTATTTACAATAATATATGTATTCCCTAAAATGGATTTACCATTATTATTTAATTATTCTGCTAATGTATTATTTTTGTCGATTATTATTTATTATAAAATAAAAAGGAAATGAATACTTTTGTTTCCCATAAAATTGAATACTCAGGTATTCAATTTTGCGCCAAAATTATAACATAATTTTGGATGCCCCGTCAATAGGGGTAAACCCCTATGTTGTATTTTGGCGAATGAGAACTTTGGTTTTCAAAAATTGTTTGCAATGGTTTGGCACTTGTGTATAATGTAGGACATGGACAGAAAACAACTCACAAAACAACTAAATAATCAGACCTTGATTATTTGGGATAATCTTTGCGAATTATATTCCCCATTAACTAAATATAATCCACCGATTATAGAAGTTAATGGCAGAATATATCGCACTGCGGGCAGATGCCATCAAGAAGATAATATGATTCAAATGGGTTATAAATTCTTTGTATATTCAAAAGATTTTTATAATAATATGTTTAATATTATTTTACCTCATGAGATAATCCATCAAGCCGATTATAATCTTTTCGGATTATCAGAAGCAAAATGCGGTCATGGTATTAAATGGCAAGAGATAATGATTAATTACGGATTATCTCCCGATAAACATCATAATATGTGGCTTTAATAATGATTAATAAAATTTCTTGGGTTGGCACATTATCTAGCATTATCGGTGCATTTATTGTCGCTAGTCAATTATTCTTTTTGGGATATTGTTTCTTTATTATAGGATCATTATCTTGGTTAGTAGTTGGATATTATCGAAAAGATAAATCATTAATCACCCTTAATGGTACTTTCTTTTTAGCTAATATTCTTGGTTTGTATAATTCATTTTAAAGGAGAAAATAAATGAAAGAAGTTAATTATACCCCTGAGCAAACTGCTCAGATTATTGCCGATTATCAGGCAGGATTATCAGTTGAGATTATCGCAGATAATCTTGGTAAAACTGTTCGGAGTATTGTCGCTAAATTATCTCGTGAAAAGGTTTATATTAAAAAAGAATATAAAACCAAAAACGGAGAATCTGCGATTAAAAAAGATGTTCACGCAGATGCTATTGGGGCGATTTTGCGATTACCCGAAAATGATATTGAATCATTAACTAAGGCTAATAAAAATGCCTTGAAAGTGATTTTCGAAGCATTGGCTAATTCAAAGCCTATATAATCAGATAATGATTATCTGCCGATTATCTGATAATCAGATAATCGGTTTTTTATTATCTTTTTGCGAAGTGAGCACTCACTTCGCGGGCGCCAATTTTATCATTAAAATTGGGTCGGTGTCAATAGGTGTTTGTACCTATGTTGTTTTTGAACCACTTGGCACGATTCTTGCGCCTTGGGGGCTGGCACGATTCTTGCTTATAATTAATAATTATGGAAAACTCCTCAGTCACTTTGTGACTCCAGCGTCTGTTTTGTGACTGAAGCGTCTAAATTGTGACTCCAGCGTTTTTTAAACGCAAATGAGAATCATTTGCGTTTGGGGCAAACCGACCATTTTGGCGCACGAAATTCGTGCGCCAGTGCAAATCCTTGACGAATTTTCCGCGGTGGTACGTGTGCGCCGATTATACAGTGGTAAACCTTGCCTTGTCAAGTGTATTTTCAGTTTAGGCGCGCAGTCGAGTGCAAAACTTCGCACTTGTTGAATTTTTTCAAATTTTGTATAATAATACATATTAGACAGAAAGGGCTCTGAGATGACAGAACATGAATTTTACGCACAAATTCAGGAAGACTACTTCAGAGAATTTGCGGGTGCAGAACTATCGGAAGTTTTCGTCTGTACCAACGATCACGACGAATTTTTTGAATTTGACGATGTTCCTTACTGATGATATAATTATTCTTTAAACAGCGCAGAAACCATTTGAAAGGACATATGATGACTGACAAACCCGTGAACTATACTCCTGAGCAAACAGCTCAGCTCGTTGCCAACTACAAAGCTGGCGCTACTGTCGAAGCATTGGCAACAATGTTCGGCAAGACCACTCGCTCAGTAGTGGCAAAACTCTCCCGTGAGGGCGTTTACACACCTAAGAGCAAAAGCTCTGGTGTTGCTCGTGTCAAGAAGTCTGAACTTGTTGACGCAATTGCCAACCGTGTTGGTGTGGCTCCAGAAACTTTTGATAGCCTCGAAAAGGCTAATCACGAAGTCTTGGAAGCAATCCTCCAAAACCTGCGTTGATTGCAACAGTTGAGGGTCAAAAAATATTGACTTGATCTTCAACTGTTTTTCAAGTATAATATATATTAGACAGTCGGGAAGGGCTTAATGAATACCAATGCAAGTTGGTGTCCGTCTGCAAATGAATCTCACCTCAAATCTTCAACTTATCAATAGTCTGTTTTGTGAGTAGTCTGATTGCAACGAGTGTCTAATTTCTTACTTGAAGTAGTTATCTAAATCGTGTATAATTACTTATAAATTACAGAATATGGGTGACAGCGGAAGCGGGATATATCTGCTATGCGTCTTAATTGTGGGGAATAATTACCCGAGCCACAGCCCTCTACAGATTGGGTTAACCAAGACCAGCTCTCCATGGAACTGGATAAGTTATTAATTGCGACTGAAGGTCTTAAGTTGCAGCCCTTTATAATCCTCTGATGAGCCGATGAAATTTCGGCGAAACCCAAGACTCACCGCATGGTCAGCGAGACTTCAATACTCACTACCTGCTGTACCTTAGGGTCAGGACGAAACCCCTAGCGTGTACCACTTGCTGGTGTTAGGAAAGTAGTAGTACTAGGCAGCGTGTCCCGCCTATATCCCATGCCGACTCCTCTATGAGTTAGTTAAAAACTGGAAACTGGTTTTGAGGTAACAACAAGGTAGGAACCTCTAGGAGAAAGAACTTCTTAAATAAATACAGCTATCTTCTAACCAAGAGCAGACTTTAGTGACTGTAATGAGAGTATGGAATCTCTCTGGCGATTAAGTACGGTGGCAACCATACTTTCTTAATATGCACAAGACCTAGCTACGGGTGCTTAAATAATGGTGCTGACCCTAAACTGTGGCGGGTCGTTAAAATAATTGAAAAAACAGTTGTGCGGAACCACATAAATCTAAACTAGTTAGTCACGGATACTCAGCATACCCAACAGCTCTGCTTGCAGTTCTTGTAGAGGTTGACAGAGCCGAAACGTGCATACTTACCTAAACAACATCGCAATGGACTCATCACCAGCGGATGTATGTAGCGACAGGCTACAGTTTAGGGTCAGGTCGTGGTGATTCCCTTAAAAGCCCTGCTAGAGTAAAAAAGACAGCGCTGTTGCAACAGCAAATGCTTTCAAAAGCCCCTCAGACTTGTTCTGCAGGGGCTTTTGTTTTGCCCCTACTTGCCTGCGC